CCACTCATTCTGGCGCAAAAAGACTTTCGACGGGCGGCATCCTTTTCCGTTTTTGGATGGGGAGCTGGCGGTTTCAAGTTCATCCCTTGCTTTTTCGCGGAGGCTCGCCCCTTGGCGTTCAAGCCGCCCTTGGGGTTCTTGCCTTCTTTGCGTGTCCATGCTGGTGTCTTAGCCATTTGCGACTTTCAATTGAGGCTTTGCATGCTCCTTTAGCAAAGGACGCAAAACATCTTTCTCAAAGTCTCTAGTGAATTCTTCTGTACCAATGTGCGGAAGACTGGTCATTGGGTCTAAGTAAATCTTAAATCCATCTGTTCTTGCTCTCAAACAGAAAGCGTAGTCTTCGCCAATGTATTGGCCGTTGAGAATCATAAAGTCAAATAGTGCGTGTTCTGTCTCGCCGTCACCGTCACCCTGATATTTCCACTCCGGGTGTTTCTCAATCATGTGTTCAATCACATGACGGCGGATAAGCATGAATCCTGTAGAGACACTCTCTACTCTCATTAAGCCATGATCATCAAACTCTAACTGACCGTCTTCATCTAGATAGAAATCAAGGAAGAACTTGGCATCTTTTGCTCTGCGTGGATACGATCCAGCCACAATATCCTTGTCTGTTGACAAAGCCAACAGCCGAGTAACAGCGTCTGTGTTGATCACTACGTCAGCATCTACAAACAAAAAGTCTGTGCAATCTGACTCCATAAAGTAGCGGACTAACTTGTTCCGTGCTTTAGTGATAATTGAACAGCCAGATACTTGTACGAGGCTTAGTCGTACACCCATCTTGTCTAACTTAGGCACAAGTTCAGCAATGGCAAAAGCAGTTCTTATGTTTACTTTGCCATCGTAACAAGGGATCGCAATCATCAGTTTGCGACCAACTAAGTTAAAACTTTTATCAGCCATAGAAAACTACTGCGGTTGTTGTTGCAGAAACTACGGCTGAAATATTGGTATTGCATTTAATACCTTCGCCGGGAAACGCCATGTATATAGAACCAGCCGCCGCAGGTGCAGTAAACGAAAACTTGGCTGTACCGCCTGTTCCGTCCCGCCGATAAAACATCAGTTTGCATCATAACTAATCTCCTTGTTTAAACATAGGGGCCGAAGCCCCTGAGATTAATTACTGCTGTTGAGCAGGTTGTGTTTGGTTACCGCTTGAATCACGCACAGCGTATGTGATGATGACCGTAGCAGCGCCAGTGGTCAAAGCAGCACCAGCCATTGTGTAAGTGATGAATACATCAGTAGAACCTGTGTTCAACCACAATTCTGGGGTAGTTGCGTTAGCACCCAAAGCAACGCTACCAACGCTGGTAATCGTTCCTGTAGTGGTGAAATCTGTTCCACCGTTAGACAATTTAAGAGTTGTTGCAGCACTGAAGACTTCAGTGGTTACAACCTTAATATCAACAATCTGTGATCCAGCAGGGATGGCAATTGCGTTGCCAGTCAATGTGCCAAATACAACGTTTGCGGATTGAGAAACAACCGTGCATCCTGTGTTGCGAGTTGTTGCGGCAGTAGTGCCTGTTGTGTTCTTTGTAGTACCCAATAACCAAGGGCCAAGGTGTGTTGCGAATCCCATGAGGATCTCCTATACATGCGTTATAGCGTATCAATCTGCATGAAGTCAGCCGGATCTGTTTGATACACCGGGTCAAGAAAAAAGGGAGCTTGTGGCCCCCTTTTTTACTTCGTGATTAAGACGAACCGGGTGATCCGAAGATACCTAGTGGGTCTGACACGCCGAAGCTATAACGCTCGCGGGCTTTGTAACGAACGTTACCAGTGTCGAAGTCTCCATCCATGCCATTTTGCAATGGGGTACGGACAAAGTGCTTCAAACCATTAGGTACGTCTGTACACAAGAACCAAGCATTGGTGTCGGTCAAATAGTGGTTAACTGTGTAACCCTGTGGTATTGAACCGTTGTTCTTCAATGCGTTGATATCGTTATCGGTAGTACCGACGCGCAACTCAGTCTCTAAGAGGCGAGTAGCAACGAACATCAATGATGGAGGAACGACCAATTTCTTGGGCTTTGCAGCGATCAAGAGGCCACGCTCGTCTGTCCAAGCAGCGATTTGAATAACAGCGTTTTCCAACGAAGTTTCATTCAAGTCAGCGCCAGTGGTAGGACGATTGCTGTTGGTGCCACCAGAGATCAGTGGGTGAGCAGTGCTACACAAAGTAACGCCGTCGCCGTAGGTAACGCCAGTGGTGAACGCATTGTTCAACACATAAGCGGCCTTGACCTGCTTGGTGTAAGCCATTCCACGGGCCAAAGCCTTGGTATAGCGGCTGGACAACGAGTCATACAAGTTGTCTTCCACTGCTTCTTCAGTGATGGAGAAGCCCATTGCGATGGTTTCGTGGTTGTAACGAGCCGTCCATGCTTCTTGAGCATTGTCATAAGCGATGGCAGAGCCTTCGTTCTTGACTGGTGCTGCTGAGAAGCCAGACAGTTTTGTTTCCTCTTCAAAACTACGCTCAGATGTCTCTGTTTCGTAGATCTCTTTATGCTCTTCGCCATATTTGGCGTACTCAAGGCCGAACAATGCGTTAAGTCCGGGGAGCAGTTCTTTGAGTAGTTGTGCGCGTGAAATTGCCATTTCTTACTCCTTAGACACCAGTGGTGTTGTTGTACTGATGTGCGTTGATTTTCACCAACAGCTCGGTGTAAGTGTCAGCCGCAGTAGCGGTCTCAGGCACAACATCGATCACACGAATTGGGATAGTGGAAGTGGTTCCAGCACCCGTTAAAGTTACAGCAAAGGCTGAATTTCCAGTAGTTGTGCTACCAGCGTTCAAGACCAATGCCACGTTAGAACCGACATCTGCGCGAGCCGCTGTACTCATGGTAGTTCCAGAAGAAACAACGGCTACTTTGAAGAGTGCTTGTTGGTCATCTACAACATACGCATAAGCCAAGTTTGTTGATGTGCTGATAGATGCGGGGATATATTGGCCTTCAACGGTTTGACCGTTAGAGTTCACATATTGACCGCCCACACAGACACCGACAATAGTGCCAGCGTTAGTAGAGGTTGATTTAATCAGATAACCGTCAGCGTTAATTTGAACCGTATCTCCAAAGAAGATAGCGGTGCCAAAAGAGGCCGCAACGGGAATCTGCCGAAATGCACCAGCGTAAGGCTTTCCATCAACAGAATTGATGGGCTTTAGGCCATATGGTGCCGAGACAGTGGGGTAAGCCATGTTTAGCTCCTAAAAGTTTTAAATACTAGTTCCGAAAGTTACCTTAGTGCTACGTTCTTTAAACATAGGCATCCGAGGATCACTCTCGCGCATGTAGGTATTGTCTACTGACGACATCTGAGCATTAGCCTGTTCTTGGTAATACTCGTCACGTTGTTGTGTAAACTCAACCGGGGTTTTGCAAAGTAGTAAACCGCCTACTTCAATTCCATCTGGAAAGCGACCGTTAGGGTTGCTAATCAAACGTAATTTAGGCTGTTCTGCTGCCTTTACAGGTTCCCAACCCTCGCGAAGTTTTGTCGAAATATTGACTGGATCAGGGTTATTTAAAGTGCTAAGACGAATCCAGCGGAAGGCGTAGCCTGCTTCTGGTTCTGGATCGGGCAGTAATGATGGAGGCATCCAACGTTTTGGACGCTCTAATTCTGCACGACTCTCAACTTCTCTTGATTCACGTTTCTGATTTGTCATTTAATTTCTCCTTAATTCCGCAACCTTACGAGCATAGAGTTCCAAAGGAAGTCCAAGCCGCTTGGCGATATTTACTTCTGATGGCGACAGCGTGATTTTTTTAGGCGCAACGCTGCGTGTCGCAGAAGCAACAACATTTGCTTTAGGGCGTTGAGATTCCGCTTCAACGGGTTTCTCGGAAGCAAACTTCTCCGGAAACACTTGGCGCAACCTACCGTCTATGCGTTGGTAGTATTCGTCGCTTTGAGGGCTAACGCCATCCTCGATAACCAGCTTTTCATGCAATGCAAGAGCAAATCCGGTCATCTCGCGATCCTGACCCCACCAAGAATTAGCACGTTTCCAGTTCTCGGCTTTGTGATCAACAACGTCAGGTTTCGCGTTTAAACTGGGTTGTAGCTGATTTTCAGACTCTTGTAAAGGCTTTGGCTTAAAATTATTTACACGTTCAGCCTTTAGTTTCGTCGAAGTCATTGCCTCCTGCGCTTCGACCATTGCGTCGGAATCGCCGGATTCAAATGCCTCCTTGTACTTCTTCTTAGCCTCTTGAAGTTCCATGTCAATCGACTTCTTGGCTTGTTCTAGAAGAGCGGATTGGCTCTCGTTGACCGTGCCTTTTAGCTGATTGTTTTCCTGCAAGATGGCTTGTGCGAGTTTTATAGCCTCTTCTTTTTCCCGTAGTGCGGCCTCTTTAGCGCGTCTTTCGTCGTGATAACCACGGTGAAATTCACGAATGCGGTTGCGATCTTTGGGTTTGTAAGAGGATAATTCCTCGTCTGTTGGCTCTTCCGGAGGGGTAGCCATAGGCTTTCGGCCACGGTCTTCCTCTGGGGTATCGTCAACAATTTCTATTTCGGGTTCATCAGATTCCTGATTTACCAGCTTTTCAGCTTGCTGTTTTTCGTCTGGAAACTCAAACTCGGTTTTTTCAAATTCGGCCATGTGTTACTCCTTACGCCCGGGTAATGCCTCTAGGATCTTGAACGACACCTTCGACGCTGTCATCATTAATGATCCTAAATTCCTTGCCATGAATCTTGATCCGCGTCCCAGTGTTGGGGCGGACAAGGATGAAATCGCCGACTTTGCATGAAGGCCCAGACGGGAAACGTTTCTCGTCTTTGTAGGCATCTGGCCCAACTTTGACCACAAAAAGGACTGGCGATAGCACCTCTTCGTAATGCATGGTTTGGCTTGCCTTTACCAGACCGCTTTCATACTCGTCATCTATCTCTGGTAGGACGCACAGAAGATGGTATGTGGCGGGGTCTGGTATTTGCCGCGCTTTCTCCTCTGCCGTTACCGGAAGAGTAGACACTGGCCCTTGCGGATCCAGCGTTTGAGCTATGTTTAGCTCTGGCATATTAAATTCACTCATTCTCAAATTTCTCCAATTTACGCGCAAGGTCAAAGATTAGGTTTTGAGCGAACAACAGACCCCGGATGTTGCCGCAAACCTCTCGATAGGCGGCGTAGTCCGTGGCTGCGCCGTCACCAAGACTTTGGAGCAGGGATTGCTCCCGCTCCTTTAATTCGGAGACTAGATGATTAAGAACCTTGGTTTCTTCCATTTACACCTTTCTTGAACAGATCAACCTGAATTTTTTGATTGTTTTGCCTATCCTGCGTTTGGATACGTGCCAATTCAATTTCTTTCTGGTCTTGAGCCTTCTGCGTTTGAAGTTGCAGGTTTGCCACATCTTTTTGGATGTCTGCATCGACCTTTTTCGCTTTGGTCGCGGCTTCTTGTCCTCTGATTTGGAGTTCTGCTTGTTGGATCTGTACAAGAGGATCTTGTGCAGCCTGCTCTGCCTGCTTCTGGCTGGCCTTTGCCTTGTTGGCCTGTAGGACTTGGGCAGACCCTTCCGCGACGAGGCGGGAGAGTTCGACTTCCAAATCTTCTGGCAGTTCCGAGTCTGGCGATGGCAACGGCACTCCCAATTGCTCCTCTACCTGACGACGGTATTGGAAGGCTAAATGCTCTGCGATGTGAGCCATTACAGATGACTGGATCTTTTGTGCCAGCGGGTTTTGGCCGATCTGGGCAGCAATTGTCGGGTCTTGCATGAATGAATTGTGCGAGGCGATGTGGGCTTCGTGATCCTGATAGATGAAAGCCTTGGTAGGTTTTCCGTTGAGGAAGGACATGTTCTCGCTGACTGGGTCTCGCGGCGTCTGGTCGTCCGTCGTTGGGACTAACTTGTCTGCGTTCTTAATCCCTAAAACCTCAATCATCTGGCGGTGCAACTGGGGTAGGTCGTAGATCTGTGGGGCTTGCGCTGCCAACTGGATCACGGCCTGATATTGCATGATCCTTTGCGCCATCGTGGAGCTATTGGGATCGCTGACAGGGATTACCTCAACAATGTCGTAGTCGCCTTGCTTGGCTTTACGGTCGCCATCTTGTGGGTCGTAGTCATACTCTTTCGGGGTGTAATCCCTGATGATGTTCTTCAAGAGTTTGAACTCTTGCTTCATCGAATAATGGACGCGGGCCTGTACTGCACCCATTGTTTTTAAGGTGCGTTCTAGGAGAGCCAGCGTCGTGCCTACGGGGGCGTTAGCACTCATGTCGGAGATGTTCATATCCGAGATAGAGCCTAGTCTGCGTCCCTCATTGGTTATTCTGTCGAGCAGAGTTAACAAGACATTGCTTGGCTCCTTGTAGGGGAGCATCATCACGTTTTCTTTGATGCCGCCAGAAGGAACATCCACGTCCCTGAACTCACCGGGCTGGATGGGGGTATCGTCCCCTTTAATCCGCATGCCACGGGCTTTAAGGCCGCCGGGGAGATTAGACAGGGTTCCTGCATCCACCAACTGACGAATGATGGAGGTGCCTGCTCTTGCATATCCACCAATGATGTGGATCAATCCCATGCCGTAGAAGCCAAAGCCGGGGATGTAGATGTAGTCTACAAAGTGCTGGCGCTTGAGTTTTTTATTATCCTCTGGGTTCCAGTTACGGCGGATAGCCAAAACTTCACCCGTACCACGCTCGATAGTGACTACGTAGGGAAGTGCAATTCCTGTTGGATCTCCATCCTCGTCCACGTCCTCATCACCCTCGATGACTAAGTCGGCATGGATTTCTAGGATTTGGAAGCGGTCATCATCGCTAACCTTGTAGCCTTGTTGGTCGGCTTTGTGCTTCTCAATATCTGTCTGGATGAAGACTGGCTCACCCAATTCAATATCTCGGTAGAAACCCGAGACTTGGAGTTTCCGCATCTCATTCTTGGTCTTACGCATGACATGGGTAACACGCTCTGCGGTATTGAGGTTTGACGCACCGTAGGGGACAATCAAATCTTCTGCGGTAACAAAGATGGATACTTGCCTCTCTAAGGATGGGTCGTAGTAGATCTTCTTAAAGGCGGAGCCTGCAAGGCCGAGGGAGTAGAGAAGACGCTCATGCTCTGGGCGGTACTCTGGCATTTCCTCGGTCAGTTTGTAGTTCATGTCATCTCTGACACGCTCGGCAGCATCTTCTTTAAATTTGTCGATAGCGCCGATGATCTCGGTCTTAACTGGGCCAGCGGCTGGGAATGTCTCCATGATGGATTCCGCTTGGAACCTAATCGCCGCCTCGGTAAGTATCGTAGAAAAGACTCCGCACGCACCATTCCAAGGTTCAGTGCGTTCTTCATATTTCATGCCCAGTACTTCGAGTCCCTTGACGAACGTGTCGGCCCACTCTTTTCTGGACATGATGTCGGCCTCGACCAACTCTATGAGTTCTCCAGAGAGTTCATTCAATTGCCCCTCACCCATGTCCTCGGCAAGGTTGGCGTTGAACTCGTCGTTTACGTCGGTTTCTGGCTGTAGGGTTATCTCTATAGATCCATCACTCAAGGTGACAGCATCGGGATTTTCAATTTCTATCTCAAGGGATGAACCCTCTTCTTCGATTCCTATTGGGGCTTGATAGAAACCCTTATCCATTAAATTGGTTGCCATGTTTGTCCTTAGTAGTAGACCGCTTTGCGGTTACGGTAGATTGGTTCATCTTCTTCGTCCGAATCGATTGAGATGAATCCACCCTGTCTGAAACGCAGCAATGCCTGCGAGGCCGAGTCAACGAGGTCGTCGTGATCTCCATTGGGGAACGAGGCTAATTCTTCAATCAACTCGTCAGCCCATCGGGTTTCAGGACACCATACGATGCCGGACGCAAACAGGTCAGAAATTGCGTTTACACGCGCTATCTTATCGTTTCCTTTGCTCGGCGTATACTCCGACAGCGGGATTCCTATCTTTCTAAGCTCATAAATCAACGGCGCACCAGCCGCTTTCTTCTCGACAATGAGCGTATCCGGCTGCCACTGCTTCCATAACTCCATAGCCTTTTGCTTTAGCTCTGGAAACTCCATACGCTGTTTAAACGAGTCCAAGACAATGATGTTTGGCTTAGAGATGCCATGTTTATCGGTGTGATAGAACACTCCCCATGTAGTGCATGCTGAGTAATCTGCGCGGTTGTGTTTTTCAAACGCCGTATCCCAAGACTGGATCAGATATTCGCAATCTGGAGGGTCTTCCTGCTCCCAAATCTGCCATTGATCACGCTTAATGATCGCACCTTCTTCGGATGTGGGATTTTGTTGGTACTGTGCCTCCCACTTAGAGACTGGAAGTTCAGCTTTTAGGGCTTCTAACTCTTCCTTTTTCCAAAATGCAGGCCATAGAGGTGTTCCAGAGGGCAAAATGGCTGGAAAATCGATCACTTCCCACTCATCTACGCCGTCTTTAGAGGAATTCTTGAGGATTTGCCCCGTCAGATCCCTCTTAGACCAGCGTGTCATAACAATAATGATGGCTCCGCCCGGCTGTAAACGCTGACGAGGGCCAGATGTGTACCACTCATAGACGTTGTCATAGACCGCAGGGTTGCCTTGCTTGGCTTCCTGCTCTGAGTGCGGGTCATCGATGATCAATAGATCAGCACCCTTACCGGTAACGGCACCGCCAACACCGATAGCGAAGTAATCTCCACCTACGTCAGTGTTCCAGCGTCCAGCAGCCTTCGAGTCAGACGATAGAACCGTCGTAAAGACCCTTGAATATGCGTCGGAGGAGACTAGGTTCCTAACCTTACGGCCAAACCCCACGGCCAATTCGGCTGTATGTGCGGTCTGGATGATCTTCTTATGCGGGAACTTACCCAGAAACCACGCCGGAAGCAGATAAGACGCAAACTCTGACTTAGTGTGACGGGGAGGCATGTTGATGATTAACCTCTTCAACTCTCCCTTGGCAACTCTCTCGAAGGCATCAGCCATTATCTTGTGGTGCTTACCCGATATAAAGACAGGCCACATGTGTTCCACGAAAGCGATGAAGGAGTCCCTACATCTATTGTCTCTATCCGCCTCCAAAAGGCGGATTATCTTCTTGCGGTCTTTCTCGGAGACCGAATCGGCTATCTGTAAATACTCTTCAATCTCTACGGATGTAAGCATTAGAGGGAAGCCATCTCTCTGGCTGACTTATCAACAAGCCTAATGGAATGGAACTTATAAGGCTTCATCTGGATCAATCCGTCATCCTGTAGCCTATGAACAATCCTGTGGATGTTGGACTTAGCCTTTAAGCCTAGCCCCTTGGCTATTACCTCATAGGAAGGAGGCACACCATGAATCCTCATGTATGCCTTTATAAAGTCCAGAACTAACTCGCTGCGTTTTGTCATTGAATACTTAAAACTCTCCACTTGATACTTAAGAAGTTAGCAGCCGCTCACATAAAGCAGTGTTAGGAGTCACACTTGTATTTGCACAAATTAGTGTGGTGCGGCGCTAACCCGCATTACGGCTGCCAACACATGTAGTTTAAACGCATATACGAACGTTCGCAAGACCTTTTTTAGAAAATATATATACCCCCGGGGTAGCCAAATTGAAAAGCATGGGGGGGTGTTTCTGGTGGGAGGAGATATGAGAACGTTCTAATGTGAAAGACGAGGGGATGGTATGTGTGAATTAGAGCGTATACGTAGGCGGGTAGCCGATCATGCACAGCGGGGCGTGGCGGGGACCCGATGCTTTGCCCAGTAGTTCTAGGCACTTTATCTTTGAGCCTTCTTGTTTGGCTGTCTTGCTCTGTTCCAACAACTGCTTCATCACGTACCGTTTGGTGGCAGTCATGTCTTCCACAAGGTTTTCTGCGATCTCGCCCCATGCGTCTTGCAACATGTCTTGCACCTTGGGATGTTTAAACAGCCTATTAGCATTGGCACTGATTCCCTGATCGGTACTGTTGTCGTTTGGGTATGCATCCTTGTATGCTTGCTTTAAGGTCTTCCCCTGTACAACGCCATAGACGAATGCTGTCTGTGATGCTGTTAGTGGTCTATATCTATCACTTGTTACCACTCCTCCGTCTACTCTACGTCTTGGTGCGTCTGCTTGAAGTGCTAACCGTTCCGCTTCGCTCAGGACAGGGTTTTCATCGTTATCAATCTGATCAGCATCGTCGTTCTCCTCCAGTGCTTTCAAGTACTCCGCCCTCGTTGTCTTTTCCATATCCGATCCCCCTGTTGTTAACTTGCAACCTGACTAAACATACAGACTGTTGTTTTGTCCACACTGTTCTCATATACAGCACTATATCACTTATC